TGCTGCTGCCGCTTGGTTTGCAGCCATGTTTGAAATCAACGTAGGATCGGCAAGTGATTGATTTTGAGAAATCAGGTTATTCTTAACACTGGCAAGAGATTGACGAGTATCGTTGGCAAAAGACTGGCCTTGGCGCGCTGCATCAGTCTGTGCTTGAGCCAGCTGCTTTTCAATATTAGCTCTACGATCTGCGGCCATCGAGGACTGGCTAACGCCATTTCTTGACAGGGCGCTAGTCAGACTTTTCAAAGCATCGCCGTACTGATCCTCGATTTGAGGGGTGGCGTAATCCATATAGTTCTGAGATTGACCGGCATAAAAGCTGTCATCGTAACCAGAAAAGGCACTATCAATGTTGGCTTTACCCTGAGTTATACGACCCTGACGCGCCTCTTCCTCTGCTGCTTGACGAGCATACTCTTCTTTTAAAAAGTTATCACCGCCGCCACCACCATAACACATATCAATGTACCCTTCGATTTTGCCAAACAAGGCTGTCTTTTTCCGAACGAACCCATGAAAAAACCTTAAAATCTTCGCCGTTTTTTCCGTAACTACTCAAGGTGCATTCCTCTTCCAGACCTAAGAACTCCAGCCAATCATGAACTTCGTCATAACCATCAATACTGTACGCCTCTACTCGGTGAGCATTAACTCGATCCAATGCTGGTATCATATCGCGAATAATACGCTTTGTCAGGTAAAGTCCGACACTTTTGAATCTGTCGGTCGCAAACATCCCCAAATTCCACACACCTGGACGAACAGGAATATATGAAACAATAGCAACAGGCTCAGTGTCTCCCACAGCATATACAGTTTCAAATTCAGCGATTTGATCTGCAATGTTGTATGCAAGATCACCGCGATCTTTTACATATCGAAGAGATGAGATTTCCTCAAAGTCTCGAACCCGCATATTATTCGCAACATCGAAAATATCCTGCGGTTCAGCGCGGCGTAAAAACATTATCCGCTCTCCGAACTTGTGTAGTGAATTGCTATATTACCCAGCTTTGCCGGTCCCGATTGCTGGCACGTCAATCGTGGAGCGACGTGTGTTGTGTAGCCGTTGACCGCAGCACGTCCCAACCCATAAGTAGTCTGGAAAACAGTTGCCACTTCTTCAAGCGCCGTTATGTCTTGTGGATCGGTAGCAACGGAAACTGTCCAAACATTCTCGCAGGTTACGTCTATAGCTGTCAAATCCTTGAAGGTAGCAGGACTGCTGCCATCAAGGAACGGCATCTGAACAACCACTTCGCTGTCGTCGTAGATGTTGCCGTTCTCACCGCCCAGTGAATAAAGCTTATTGCCGCTTCGGCATAATGTTTGACGGCCATCGTATGCCCAGCGGTCAACGACAAACCCAGGCTCATAAATAGACCAAGCTGAAACCTTCGACGACGGGAAGAAACTGAACACATACATTTGGTCGCCAATAGCTATAATATAGCGCCCGTTTCGCTGCTCCAGTGTCGCCTTTGCTAACTCGGCAACAGACCGGTTCGCTTGAATGGTATCAATAATTAGCTCGTCAATAGGGTTCCCAATATCACCAACAAACGCAGCATTCGAACTGTCGCGTGAACGCAAGGAGCGCAAGCCGGACAACGATAAGTAGAACACGTCGTTCTCTCCAAACTCTACAACACTATCTGGCGCAATCGTTCCGGTGTTCTGTAAAACTTGAATCTGTTGATTTAGATTTTCGTCAGCATCAACGAACCAAATCTGGATGGCTTCTTCAGCCAAAACAGCAATGTTGTCGAAATATGTCGCGATAGCCTTGAGGTCTTCGGAACCGCGAGAGTGGTTCGCGAGATTTATAAAGCCAGCGCCGGTACTGGTGTCGTTCCATTCTGTCGGGTCATCGATCCCAGAAAAGTGAAGTAAACTGTCAGAAAGAGCATACATCTTTGACTTAACCGGAATGATGAACTTCCCAGGACTGTATGCGTTGATTGAACTAGCATCAGCACCACCGTCTAAATACGTTTGGCTTGCAGGGTCAAAAGCGGTCGTGACGTTGCCGCTTGTTGTTATGGCAATAGCTTTATTGTTGTAAGAAGAACCGCTCTCCTTCGCTATTACATTCACAAATTGATTGACTGAAGTTGCTTCGTATTCCGGTCCAGACGCAAAATCATTTATAGCTTCAGCAATTTTAAGTGCCGTGTATGTATGCGAGGTTTCCCAAGGAATTTGATCGCCAATACTATTGACGCCATCAATCGTAATTGCAGTTATTGCATTATCAATCCCGCCAGACATATGTGCAAGATTGCCTATAGTGAACGCACCATCTTGTTCCGTTGTCAGTAGAAATCCATTGTATGAAATCCCGACAGCTGGAGCGGTTATAGTAATTGTATCGCTCACAGCAATGGCGGTAAAATCGCTTGGTCCTGACGTGATTGCAGCCGCCACGTTCGAAGCAGTCAAGCTATTCGATCCGTTGTGAGAAACGGGTGCGCTGATTAAATCAACTGTGTTTACACGCAAAATACGCAACTCGTCGCCTGGATTGGACGTGCCACCAGTCACTTGGAAAGACGCTGTAGCCGCAGTCCCTCCAGCCGAACCAGCTGTAACCTCAAACGTGCTTCGCGCTCGGCCATCGAACCAATCAGTAATACGAACACCGTTGAAATAATGGTAAATCCTACCATCAGCAAATTGCGCGGCAGCGTAAAGCTGGCCATTGTAAAACTCGACCGATGGAACGTCAGTCAACTCTTCGCCGGATGGATGCTGTAGGCGAACATATGTAACGTTCGAAGGCGTATCGGCTGCGAACGTTACACTGCTGGCCGCATCAGACCCAAATGTGTATATCTGACCAGCAGCCGCAGCCAGACCGATGGTGTTAGACGGAAGGTCTACGAGATCGACAAACGCAGGGCGCTTTTCAATCTCTCCCCCTCGCGTGATGTGAGCGTTCTTTAACTCAATCAAAGTGCCAGGAGGAGCCGTCACGGACATTCTTCGACGGTCTAAGCCACCACGGAAATCTTCGACCAGAATATAAGGCATCAGTTATTCCCTGTTGTAGCAATCAATGGTGGCCCCTTGGGACGATACATTCCATCTGGCTCACCACCGCCAATGACAAACGTTTCCGTCTTAGCCATCCGCGCCTTCAAACGAGCATAGTGAGCTGTAGCTTGAGCAATCTTGTTTTGCGCATCCCCCTGCTTCTGACGAGCAAGTATCTCGGAAGCTGCGTACAAAACGATCAGCTGATCGTCGAGGTCTGCGGTGTCAGCTTCCCCCGTCAACGCACTAAGGTTTTTGATGCCGGTAACACGAACACTGTCCGTTCCAGTAACTGGGTTAGAGTTGTTAGCTGGGATCGGCCACAGTTCAATCTGGTTGTTTTCGTAAGCGTCATACCGACGTAACGGAGATGAACGAATACCACGATCACTGTCGTGTTGATTATAATGCTCGGCAGTTATTCCGTAATGCAGCTTAGTCCAGTAGTCTCCGTGCTTAGTTTCCATGCGCTCGATGCGCTCAAACACTAGATCATCAGGTACGTCATAGTAACGCTGCCCAGCACTAATCGCGATGTCGCGCGTAATGGAAAGAAAAGGCCAGCTGTAGTCGTCCCACAGCCGCCTTTGCGTTCTTTGTAGCATATTAATGAATACATCGCGTGTCGCTTTGCCCAAATTAGGCTGCAAAGAATGCCCGACTTCCGCTCTTAAATCATCAACCAGCTGTCCCAGTGACGTACCTCGTGCCATTATTTATTCCTCGACGTATGCCTCATTCTCAGGCGTTGCGGGATCATCTTTAATAAAGTGACCTTTTTCGGTACGGGCGCGCTTCTTAGTCACCCTTTTCTTGACCGGCTTCAGCGGTTCCGGCTTCCATGATGGATCAAGCAGTTCGCTCGGAATGCGCGCAGCTTCTAAAGTCGCAGGCAGATCACCAAACTGGTTGAACATGCCAATAACCTTTTCATCCTTGTAAAAACTGCCAAGGCGGTTGCGCTCTTGATCGACTGTAGAATCCAAATCTCCAACAACTCGAATGTTGGTGACAGCATCAGCGCCGTGAATGGATTGCAGCAGCATAATTTCAGCTGGCGTAACTTGGTTTTTTGGAACGACGCTACGAATATCCCCACCGATAGCGACCGTACACTTACATAATTGAAACATTGTTTTCTCCTGGTTGTGATGGAGGGGCGCATTGCGCCCCCCCTTTGAAATTATGCAATTTCATAAACACCGTGGCAGTTCAGCTGTGTAGCTGAAAGTGCCGCAGTAGTAGTGATAGCGCGGTACATAACGTACTGCGTTGCTGGACGCGCAGGGCTGTGACGTTTCATCTTTTCACCGTCCATGTAGTACATGCACAGTTTTGATGAATCGAGAATATAGCAGCGCTTGCTAGGGTCTTGGCCGGTGATCGTTAGATCATCGAGCGTCGGATCATAAGCAAATGTAAGACCATTGTAGGTGATCTCACCCATTGCAATATTCTGGCCGCGAGAGAAGCCAGTCTGCGAGTAGTTACCATTGCGGCGAAGTTCGTCACCAAGACGATCCAAGAACGCTGAACCACAAACAGCAACGTTTGGCTTGCCGCCAAAACGCTTTAGTTGGCGCATTTCTGAGTGAAGAGTTTCAATCAGCTCTTGGCCTGTCGCAGTTGTAGCAATCGCAACGTTTGAGCGGTTGCGCCACCATGTGTTGGACACTGTGGACAAGCCGCCAACAGTAGTGCCAGCTGTAGATGGTGCATCCAGAACCAGCGTTTGAATACCAGCAATCGCATTAGCGTCTGCTGTGCCATCACCATAAAGGAAGTCATTGATACCGCGTGTGTACCCTTCCATCATGTCGTCAAGCTTGTCTTCAAACAGGTTTGCAAGAACCGTCTGATCGCGACCAGTGTGGTTAGAAACACCAGATGACGTTGTGCTATCCGTAACGCTAATGCCGTCCTTTTTAAGTTCGGTCAGCGTCAAGGAAATACCAGCGTGATGCTCTTTCCATGAGTAGTTTGCGCGCTTGATGTTAGCTGGATTTGCATAAGTTACTGTATCGTTATGCGTGTAGCCAGAGACTGAAGTGGTGTAAGTGCCTTTAACAGCTACACTCATTTCACCCTTACCACCTGGGAACGTCTTAGCCCCAGAATCCATTGCTTTAAGCAAAGGCTTATCTTGAAGGGACTGAGAATAGACGCCCCCTTTGTTGATGTAGTAATCCAACGCCGCGTTAGCGATGTTGTCTAATTCGGCTGAACTAAAAGCCATTGTACGTTCCTAACGTGTTATGAGTTGCCTAAAGCATTGGCAATCGCGTCTTGTAACGATTGAGGTTCTGCTTGTGGGCTTCCTCCAATTTTACCACCAGATGCCGATTTGATGGGGCGTCGGTCTGCAAAGCGCGTTTGAAAGCGGGTGTTAACCGCCCCGTAAGCCTCTTTCGCCATAGATATTGCATCTTGTGGCGTGTTCGGCCTTCCGCGCTCTGAAACCATGACCCTAATCCGATCATCAATTTCTTCTTGTTTGAGTTCAAAGTCAGGATCGGACTGACGGGTTTTTTGCTCCCAAGCAGTCACCGTTTGAGCCATAGAATTAACATGCTGTTGCGTTGCTTCTTGTTGCTTCGCTTGAGCATATTGGTCAACTTGAGCGTTAGCTCTCTGCTGACCGGCCCTTGCAACCGCCAACTCGCGTCCCGCATCCTCGTCTAAGTAGCCATCGTCCACACGGGTTTGAATGTCATCCGGCAGCATAATTCCTGCTGCTTGGGATAGATTCTGCACATATGGTTTTAGAGCGTTAAGTGCGGCCATTGGATCAGCTCTCATAAGAGCCATGATCTCCAAACCTTTCGCTGCTTCGTCACCAGACAGTTGGTTATCTGCCAAGTAGTTCTGCATCACGTCAAACTTTTCAGCGCTATCCTTATATGCGTTCCGTTCTTCCAATACCTTCTTAAAACGTGGATGTTTATGAAACGGTTCGTCAGAAAAATCCTCTACTTCATCGACTTCTTCATCGACTTCAGTGTCGGAATCGGCTGCAATTATATCCGAATCTTCAACCTCGCTATCAGAGTGCGACTCTGGCTCCTCGTCAGGCTGCATCGCATCTTGAATGACGCTCAACAAATCTGCTTCAGTTTCGCTTTCGTTTTCTGCGGTAGACGACACCGCGATTTCGTCTTCTGTTATTTCGGCTTCGGTGGACGGTTCCGTAACCTCTGGTTCTTCAACCATCTTAGCGTCCCTCTCTTTTTATTTTACAGTTGTTGACCGTAGTAATCAACAAAATGCAAAAAGTTACTGATTATTAGCTCCCATAGGTGATGGTCCTCCCCCACCCGCAGGTAGCTGCCTTGGCGCATTATCTGCACCACCTCCTGGTGGCCCCTGCAATGCAGGATCACCAGTTCCTGGTTGCTGCGCTTGATTCATCGCAACAATACTAGGAATCTTATCTGCAAACGCCTCGTCAAGCTCGAGCTTGTCATCAAGTCGTTTCAGCAATTCTTTAGCCAACCATTTTGGATCAATGCCAGGAATCTGCAACAGGAACGGCATAATTCGCTCAATGTTTGCAAGCTCCGCAGCACGGTTCGGCTTACCTGTCGAACCAGCTTCGATCTCTAGGTAAATCTCCTCCATAATCTGATCGCGTGTCATCTCAGGCCAAACGGCACCAGGCCCAACAATCTTCTTAACCTCTTCGATGGATAAGTTAGCCAGCACAACCTGTCCGGCGGCGCGCGTCATCTCAGACATAAACGTGTCCAGTTCGTCCACGTTTGCGCCCATAGTGGACATACGAGCGCTTTCGGCAATCGATGTCTCTGTGGCTGTTGCTCTCGACAAGCCACCAAACTGACTTTCCTGCGCGCCAACCACCAACTGTATGTCGTCAAAAATAGTACGGACTTCATACAAATTCGGATCTATACCTATCTGGCCTATCGGCTGGATAACGTCATTTACCTTTTGTCCAGCAGCCAGGGCTTGTAATTCAATCACTGCGTTAGCTGGGTGCGTGGCAAGCTTTTCCTTATCCACATCCTCAAGAACACCAGCTGGTGCTGCATACTTAGGACGGTTCGCCCTGCGATGCTCCCGAAGACCTTGACGCGCACGGTTGTATTCGTGCTGCATCGGCATCAACAAGCTTACATCAGAAGGTGGATACAGGTGAGCTTGGTGTTCGATCTCGTTAAAAACAAGTGA